GACCTAACACCGATGCATGTTTACCTTGCTCTACATGCTTCGTCAAAAGCAACGAACTGGAAAGAGGTAGATCCATCATTCCCAGATCGTCCAATTAAAGCATTCATCCCAGGCACAAAGCACGGTACACGTGAAGTATTTGAAAAGAAAGTAATGTTGGCAGGTTGTAAAGCAGCTGGTTCATATGACTATTTCTTTAACAACGTAACTGGTGGTGATAAGAAGAAAACGGAAAAAGAATGCTTCAAAGTGCGTACAGATGGTGTGTCAGTCGATATCGATGGGGATTACACCGAGACTCTAGCAAGTCTAGAGGCGAACAAAGAAGGAATTGGTGTTTTCGGACTAAGCTTCTTGCTGAACAACACGGATACTATTTACGCTGCAAGAATGAATGGTGTGACGCCATCGACAGAGACGATTGCCTCAGGCGTTTATCCAGTTTCACGTCCGTTGCAATTCTACGTTAAGCATGCACATTTAGATCAAGTAGAGGGGTTAAGAGAGTACATTGAATTCTTTGTATCAGACGAAATTGCGGGACCAGATGGCCCGTTGGCAGAATACGGATTGGTATCTGATCCTGAGCTTGCAGCCACACAAGCTATGGTCGATGAATTTTAAGTGGTTCTATTAAAATAAATTAAAAAAAATTAAAAAAATGTAAAAAGGGGGTTGACACGACTCCCTTTTTTTGTTATAGTGTAGTGTAAGAAAAAGAGAGAGGCAGATGTTTAAAAAACTTATACTTGCAGTCACGTGTGTTGGATTGTTAGGTCCAGTACCTATTTCCGTAAAAGCGGATACACCAGAGACTCAGAATATGAAACGAGAAATCCAGTGTATCGCAGATAATATCTATTGGGAAGCACGAAACCAGACAGTGAAAGGAATGATCGGTGTTGCTCTTGTTACACGCAATCGGGTTGCTGATAGTCGTTACCCAGATACGTATTGTGAGGTGGTTACTCAGGGACCTACTCGACAATCTTGGCGAGATGCCACGGTTAGAATCCCTGTTCGTAATCGTTGCCAATTCAGTTGGTATTGTGATGGCAAGTCTGATGTTATACCTAGTGTTGACAGTGATTTATATGCCGTTGCTCGTGCCATTGCTTTTCGAGTCTACCATGGCAGTTTTGGCGATTTTACTTCAGGTGCAACTCACTACCATGCCGACTATGTAAACCCTGCATGGGCAAAAACTAAAACTCGTACTACCAAAGTTGGTCGTCACATTTTCTATAGATGGGAGAAACGATGATAGAAAGTCCTATAAACGTACTGCAAGAGTTGATGTGTATCACTGCAGAAGAGTCGGGAGAACTTGTACAACAGTGTATGAAAATTATGCGCAAGTACGATGATGGGGACTTGATTTCTGAAGAAGATCGTGTTAAACTAGTAGAAGAGATTGGTGATGTGTTTCACATGATCGAACTAATGGTAGCTCATCAAATCACGGATTGGAGAGAGATCCATGATCGTGCGGATGAGAAAAATGAAAAATTAAAAATATGGAGTAATCTTACAGAATGACTATTTCTTATAAATTCAATGAAGACAAATATGTCGATGAATTAAAAACTTATGTTGATAAAACATATGGTCAACACTACGCAACTGACAAATATCAGGCGACTGATGTCATACTTGATGGTGGCCACGGTACAGGGTTCTGTATCGGTAACATTCTAAAGTATGCACAACGTTATGGTAAAAAGGGCACCCAAGAGGATGCCCGAAAAGATTTACTAAAAGTGTTGCATTATGCACTTATCCAATTACATGTGCATGATGAAGGAATCTAATTAGATAATGGGTTGTCCAGTGCTTCTTGCAACTTCTCTGACATATCACGCTCAAGGATGCGCATGGACTCCCTTGTATCTTTCTCTGATTGACGAATAGTAGATTCTACTTCTCTGATAGATTGTGTCACATCTTTCTGTAACTCATTCATCTCATTACGGATACCCTCTAAAGTGTCACCGATACTTGATTGGGTATCCTTTATTCTATTCTCAGACGTTTCTAACTGAGTGTTGATATTGTCACGCATACCTGCCATGACATCTTGATTATCTTTCAGTGTTGTTCTGAGACGTTCTTCGAATGTGTCAAGTTTATTGTAGACATCATTCTTTAGGTTGCGAACTGTACTGTCGAGTCTTGTGAGTTGTTCATCGACTCGTGTCTTTGTCTCGTCAACCTTATCTTCCATAACACCAACAAGAGATTCGAGTCTGAGGATATCAGACTTCAGATCATCTTTAATATCTTGTGTATATGAGATTGCATCTTCGAGTTTCTGTAGTTGTAATGTATTCGCAGACTGAATCTCGTCGATATCAATGTTTTGGATAATCTCTTTCATATCCATGTAGTCTTTGTAGAATTCAAATCCAGCCCATGCACCACCACCTAGTGTAGATAATGCCGTGAGCACTGCGAACATTTTACCACCTCTAAAGGTAGTTCCTGCAAACTCAAACTCTGCCATTATTCTTTCTTTCTATTATCCCAAGGTCCGTTCTCATAACAACCTGCGGGTAGAGTATCCTTGTAATTTACCCATGCTTTCATACTGGAACCGTTTGTTTCCATTCCTGCACTCTCAAATGCCATTTCACGTGGTTTTCCCCAACACCGATTTAGACTTTGTCCAGGCACTCTGTACCGTGGATTGTGTTTTAGGAAGTCACGCATTTCTGCGAGTTCTACTCTATTCTGATTCACTCTGTAATCACTCGCACATGCTGCCGCCTTACTCCAATTGAAGGTGTCGAAGTTTTCTGGTTTGTAACCATTGACTTCTAAACATGTATTCATATAATTGTTATCTGCTGCAGACGCAGCAATCGGTAACATCAAACATAACAAAAACTTTTTCATTTACAATTCTCATATTTACAGGGATTCAACATCTTATCCCACGTAGGACCAATATTCTCCCAATACGGGTTTTTCTTTTCATGTCCTAAATTATACCACACAGCAAGTAAAAATGCAATCCCAAATATTATTGCAACTATGTTACTCTTCAAACTGCAACTCCCTTAGCACTTTCAGTTCTGCTTCTAGTTTTTGTAGTTCTAATTGTTTTTTACGTAGTTCTAATTCATATAATCTATTACAGTTGATTCTGCTTTTATTTCTTTTTCCTAACGGAATTGTTATTCTTGCATAGACGCCCACATCACCCTTTGAGTTCTGATTGAAGTAATCGTTCATCTGACCAAACGTGTCACGATCACTTTGGATAATGCCTGTCACACCAAACTCAAGGTTCGTTGCAGATCCGATTGCATTAGAACAATCTAGTTCTCCTGCACGGAACTTATCAGATTGATAATTTCCACCTGTGCCTGGCATTGCCAAATTGAGTGACGTAGAATCTGCAAAAGATGCAGATGCGACACATACAAATCCTAACGCATAAAAAAATTTCATATCACCTCACACGAGAACAAATCATGGATTTTATACCAGTTGATTTTACATCCTCTTTCAATTGTTTAGACGTAGTGCAGATATACTCTACTTTTAGTTCATCCCTGTCTCTAATATATATCTCGAAATCTTTGTGCGCCAAATACTCCAACTGCATTACACGTTCAGTTGAAGCAAATGGAATAGGATTCCAATCTATATCGTAGACATTGATTTCATAATATTGTGCGTCTTCACGTCTATTCCACATATGCATATCCGTAACTAAGACCCCATCAATATAAGAAGGTCTTAGTTTTGGATACGTAGGTGTTAGTTCATGCCCATTAGATAATGATGGGATCAGGACCAATAATATTAATATGACCAACTGCAATGTGTATATGTCCATCCACCTGATGTTGTTGTAGTGCATGCCGAGGAAGAGTTACTACCACTACTTCCCCCACCACTTCAATTAGCGATACAAGTCGCCGTTACATTCGCCTTATATTCCCCGCCAGGCAGAGGTTTATCTACACCGTATGTTACTTCGGAAGTAACTTTGAACCATGTAGATCCTGCTACTGTCAAATCATATTCAGTGTGGTTTTCATACTCAACCTTTGCTGCTTCATAACCAGACATACCAGTGTCTGATGTCGATGCAACCTCAACCTCACCATCCCACGCTACTGCATCTGTCAGTGATGGGGATGAAGTGAACTGATTAGGCCACGAAATCTTTGCAGTGTAGTAATCTGCAATTGTTACGTCATACCGAATAATCGGCATCACACCACCATCAGCGGGTAGTGTTGAAAGTTCATCTGGATTGGGGTTGCCATAAACGCCTGCAGTGTCTGTATAGACTGAACACTTAGACGAAACATTACCAGTAATTGGCGAATCAACTGCGAATGCGGAAGTCGCCATCAATAACGCACCCAATGTTACGATAGATCTAAACATAAGTTTCTCCTATTCTCTATCATATTGCGAGCGGACCATTTTTCTGTGATTGGTATCATTTGCCAAGTTTCTCAACGCTCTACGGTTATCATTTATTTCTGCATCCTGTAATACTAAGGTGTCACGATATTCACCACCTTTAATTTCTACTTGATAATATGGTTCGATAGTAGGTACTCTTGCAAGTTCTGCCAGAATCATATTCTGTTGACCTGCGTCTACCATTGCATCTATAGTATTCTCACCACCCATCTGAGTTTCTAAATCTTCTTCTTTGTTGATCTCTTCTTCGTCTTCAACTTCTTCTTGTTCTTTCACTTCAACTTCTTGTTTTAGTGACGCTTGCACCCATTCATCATAAAAGGGATCATCTACAGTAGGTTCTTCCATATTCTTCAAATAATTTGCAAGTGCCTCTGCATAACCTCTACAAGTCGGATCTGCAAGAGGTGTGGTTGCACACTTCATTAGTTCATCATCTACATCCATCTTGTAGTTGTAAGTCACGGCGACATTACTGACTGTACCATCACCATCTACTACTACTTCACCTTTACCCCAACGTGTGGAATCTGTGTAAGGAAAACGGAAAAACTTCTGAATAGTTCCACCGTGTTTCTGATTCCAGTCATCAGTATTCTCAAACACATATCCACCATCTATTGCATCTTCGTTTCTTACATGAACCAATGCATCAGAGTTTGGATCTTTACTCATAGTATATCTATATGCCAAACCGTTGATTTGTACAGTTATATATGCAGGAGTTGAGTCTGGTAACACAGTTCCCATGTTCCAGTTCATTCCTGCACTTGCAGCGTTGTTTGTTACACCATACGTGGTATCAGAGTAACAATAAGAAGAGGAGGCCAACAAAACCGCCACCCAATAGAGTCGATCTTTCATCAGGGTCCATATCCTTCAATGGGTTCAGAGACTTTTTACCATCCGTTGGTTGTTTCTCTTCATTCGCTAACCATGCTGCTTTCGCTGCATCACCAATCAATCCGTCATAGGGACAAGGTGTACCTGCATCCATCATTGCCTTGAACACTCGTTCATCTTGGCACATAGTAGATACTGCCGCAACCTTCATACCCATATCATATAGAGTTTTAGCATTCTTCAGTTTTTCACAATTCATATCTCGTACAGTTTTACCCGCACTGATACCCAAGATTTGCGTTTGTACTGCACCCGCAATGCCTACCGTACAAAGATCTGAACCAGACGCATTGATGGAAGGAGAGATTGCAGATGGAGGAGGAGACTCCACTACTGTTCTTGAATCACTATTTGAGTTCACTGTAGATGTGTTCTCGTTCTTTGTACATACATACCCTTCAGGACATGCCGCTGCCTCTTGTGAAAATGCCATATTCGCAGTAACAAAAATCATTGCCACCAGAAAACCCAGTTTCTTTAACATATTATACTCCATTCGAAACCATGTTATATAATCGTATTTATAATATTTTTTTCTTGACCACCGTGCGTCATTATGGTATACTGTATAAATATGATCGTAGATGTTAGAGGATAGACTGGACTGGGGGGCAGTACCCCACACCTCCACCAAAACACATGAGGGGGTGACATAGGATCGACAGGTATTTGAGTCTACAAAACACAACTGCAAACGATAACTTTGCACCATCTGATTACGCTCTAGCAGCGTAACACAGGGGGCGGGTACTGCCTAGCAACAGAAGTGCCACTAAATTTTACAGGTGAACATGAGACTACAAATTTTTACATTGCAAATCCTCGCATATCTTTCTATCATTCCAATGGTTATATATGCCAATTGGACGCAGTGGAGTATTGCATTTTTAATGTATTTTATTTTGAATGGACTTGGTATGATTATGACATACCATAGATTATTGACTCATCGTAGTTATCAATGTCCTAAGTGGTTTGAATATTTAATGAGTTTTATAACTACGTTTAGTTTTACAGGTAGTGCCATAACTTGGATTGCTATTCATCGGAAACATCACAAATATGCTGATACAGAAAAAGACCCACACAGTCCTGATCATATGGGGTTTTGGAGAGTTCAATTCTTTACTGCGTTTGCAGATGTGGAAGGTAGATATGCCACAGATCTAATGCGTGATAAATTTTATAAATGGCAACACAAATACTATACTTGGATAATTTATAGTGGTTTGTTGTTATTTACTTTGATAGATCCGATGTTGACAATTTATGGACTTCTATTTCCCGCTGCACTTACTTTATTTTTTGGCACTCTTGTTCTAAGTTGGGCGCACAAAGATTATCAGCCTCGTACTGTGTTATGGTTAGCGATA